TGTTGCCAGCACGTACTGGCAACAGCTTACCGAGAACCGCAACGCCGTCCAGAACGCTTACGATGAGGCGTACAATCAGAACCAGGTTGCGAAGAACGATGTGATTACTAATGCTGCCAAGGCTATCCGTGATATCGAGAGCGATCTCGCGGCAAATCTCAGCAACATCAACCCAAATCTATACGTTGCCCCTGGAACTGGCGAAGGTGTGCTGAATGCCTGGAATCCTGGTCCTTACGAGCAACGTGTGGATGATCACCTTGCCCAGCTCTCAGGCTACATCATGCCCGAGAACGCGGAGCAGAACGTGCGGCCTAATCGCAACACCTTGCGACGTAACGATTACTTCAGCCAGCTCGTCAACCAATTCAATAGGAGGTAACAATGGCTAAAGAACTGCCTTTCGACGAAGATATGATGACCCTCATTATGGGCCTCGGAGGACCAGATGAACCGGGACAGCATGGCCGATCTATGGTTCCCGCACCCGAGAACAAGGCCATCGACATCATCACCCAGATCCGCGATCTCTGCGAGGAATTCCTCAGCATCGCTGACAAGGGAACTGATGAAGACAAGCTTGAAAAGGAAACCGGTTCCGAAGAGGAACCTACCGACATGAAGATTGACGAGGATTAAAAATGTCCCGTGGAATGACCATAGCAGAACTGGTGCAGCAGGTTCTATACGCGATGTACAAGGTTCGCCTCGATGTTGATGCGTCCAAGGAGGGCGCTTTCCACTCCAAGAGCGACAAGTTTAAGGAGATTGTGATGGAAGCGAACTTCGTCCTCCAGGAGTTCCAGAAGGAACAGGATTGGAACTTCCTGCGCGAACGCTGGGAAATCGGCTATGCCCACAACAGCAGGCACGGCATCCAGGAATTCAAGATCCCGGAAGGCGTATACAAGCTGTGCACCGGTTACAACGATGCCGTGCGCATGCACTACGGGCCGAGGCACATCGTCCAGATCCCGTTTGATTCGCCGCGCTCCGGCAACCACAACGCCGTCGAGATGTTCGATGAGTGGGGCAGCGCCAACGTTGACAACGACGAGCAACGTGCCTTCGTGGTGGGCAATGTGCTCACGTTCTACCGCCCGTGGTACTATACCGAACTTGGACATTACCTTGAAACGGATGTCATCAGCTACATCGAGCCTCTGCACATCTGCGACGACGATTGTCCGAACAACTGCCCGAAGGCTTATGAGGAAGTCCTTTTCAAATGGATGCCCGATCCTTACTACTTTGTGATCAGGACGGCAGCCAAGCGTGCACTTGCAGATCCGTCCTTATCTGAAATGGTGCAACCGTTGACCGATGAGGCAAGCAAGTTCCTCAGCGCGATCCGCGAGAACGATTCGGCGCATACACATCTCGATACCTACGAGACGAGCATGCTCGGTTACATTTCGGTTCTTTAGGAGGCCAACATGCCATCTTCTTCGAGCAAACCGAGATCCCAAGGTGGTGGCCGCAAGTCGAACTCCGAACCACGGCAGCAAGTGTTCCGCGATTTCGGCGGTTGCAATTTCGAGTTATCGCCGCGTGATTTCACATTAGGTAAGGATGTTTACCAGGAACAGTCCGACCTCCAGATGAACTATGTCGTCATCCAGAACAATGCGAACATCGCATCAAATAAGACGATCGAAACTCGTAACAACCTCGTCAAGCTGTTCGACGCGCCTAATGGCAGGTCGTTCACGGATGCTTGCATCCTCATCGGCCGCGAGTTCTTCATCGGGCTGGATAATGGCGACCTCAAGTACGGCAACCTCGGTTCCAATACATTATCCAACGTCACGTTGACCAACAATGCCGACATGGATGCAGGTCATCATTGGCGATCGTTCGCCTATGCCGACAACAAGCTGATCGGCACGACGCAGGAGAACCAGCTCTGGACCGGCCCCATCCACAGCATTTCAAATGCACGCAGGGTTCCCGATCCGTCTGCGCTCTCCATGTCGAACCTTGCTCAAAAGGGCGACTTGCAGATCTCGCAGACCATGGATGACGACCATCCCTATCGCGTTGCAGTCGCCTATGCGTACATCAACAAGTACGGCCCGACTGTCCATGCGGATCAGCTTACTTTCTACGCAAGCCAACCGGTCGACGAATGGCATGGTGGCAGATACCTTAACATTCACGGTACTGCGCCAACCGGATATGCCATCGAAGCTGTCGAGTTCTACTACACGGTGGGCAACTCATCCGAGCTTCAATTCGCCGGCCGTTACGACATCCCTGGCAAAAATGGCGGCAACTGGTCGTTCAACTGGTACGGTTACCTCGATGCAACCAACATGTGGCCCGTCGCAAACCTGATCGCTCCGACTGAGAACTATACCGAGGGCGTCAAGGCAAGCCGTGTCACCTGTATCGACAGCCGCATGTATTTCTGGGGTGACAACGATCAACCCCAGCGCCTTTACGTTGGCGGCAATTCGGGTAACCTGTTCAGCATTTCGCCTGGTACCGGCGGTGGCTTCGTCGACGTGGAACCTGGCAGCGGCCAAGAGGTTCGCATCGTCACCAAGTACAAGACGCAGAGCGGCGCGTCCATCGTCACCATGCTCTGCGATTCGAAGAACGCCACCAAGGAGCAGCGCTTCAACCTGGTGGAAAACTCGGTCAGCCTGTCGAATGAGCAGAACATGAAATCCTGGCAAGCCGAGCAGGTAGCTGGTGCCATAGGTTGCAAGAGCTTCAATGGCGCCGTGGTGTGCGAGGATGGCCTGTATTCCGTATCGCGTTACGGCCTCGCGCTTACCACTATGACAATGGAATACAATTCGCAGATTCGCACTAATTATGTCAGCGACCCGATCAAGCCTGCGTTCACCGACAAGAACCGTAGCTTGCTGAAGAACTCGGCGATCATCGAGTGCGATGGTGTCATCTACCTCGCTTTCGGCAAGGACGACGTATCGCTTGACAACATGCTGTTCTGCTATGACATCGACCAGAAAGCCTGGTGGACTGTCACCCTCGATATCGACGAGGCAATCCTCAACCTTATCCACGTGGATTACGAGGGATACCGCGAGGGCATCGGCATCGTCACGACGAAGCATGTCTACATGCTCCCGCTCACCATGGACGACTCGCCCACCGATCTCGCAGACTTCGAAACGACCCTGCAAACAGGCGAGCTTTCCACCACGCAACCTCAGCAGAACTGGTTCTACCTTAGCCAGTTGGAATTCAGGTTCGACTATTTCCTCGGATCTGTGCTGGCGGAGCTGACCGGCATCGATCAATTCGGTCGAAAGGTCAGCACGAAGAAAACCTTCTCGCACGATTCGACCCAGTATAACCTTGCCGAATACATGCGCGTGGACCTCCGCCTCCAGTCCTACCAGATCCGAATAACAGGCACGGCGAGGTTCCGTATGTCACACTTCATCGCAAAGCTCTACACCATGTCTGCCAAGCAGGGATTGGTCTGGGGCTTCGATGATTCCCAGAGTTATAGATCTTCGGGCGATATCCATCCCACGTTCAAAGACTATAATGATATTAGGCAAGCAATAATACCGTAAAGAAAGGAAATGTTTATGTTGCTCCTAGAAACCCTTATCGCCCCTATCCGTGATTGCTTCCCAGCACAGGTCGCCATTGCTGCCCTGTTGATCCTGATCCTCTTGGATTGGATCTTCGGCATCGGCAATGCATGCATGAAGCATGAGTTCAAGAGCGAGAAGATGCGACAGGGCATCGGCCACAAGATGTCCGAACTTGGCTTCGTGGTCGTTGCGATCGTGATGGACGCCATGATCTCGGTTGGCCTTGACCTCGGTTTCAACGGTCCAATTCTCACTACGACCGCAGTTTATCTATGCATCATGGAGATCGGCAGCTTGCTTGAGATCTTCTCAAGCATCAACCCGCAGCTCGCCGACTCCCCTGTATTCAAGTTGCTTGCAACTGCCCATGTAATCCATGAGGTCAAGGAGGCAGAAGATGACCGAGAACAAAGGTAACGCAGAAGTTGAACAAACCGACGAGATGAAAGCTCTTATTATAGAGCAAGGTAAACCGGAGGAAAAAAATGACAAAAGGTGAGGAGCTTGTAGCATTGCTCAGGTCCATTGCTTGCCAATGGTATTACACCAACGATTGGTGGGCAAGAATGAACCCAGAAGAATCTGGCGGTTCTGATTGCTCTGGCACTGCTCGTTGGGCATATTCCAAATTTGGATATGATATTGGCACGTGGACTGGCGATGAGAGCCATGCTGGGTATGAAATAGCCCGTGGGCATTACCCTCATGAAATCCCATGGGACATCATGAAACCTGGCGATCTGATTCTCATGACAGCAACGTATTGGAATAACTACGAGTTCGATGAGTATCTATGCCATATTGAAATCTATTGCGGTGGTGGCACGATGATCGGACATCCAGGTGGTTATGGCCCACAGGAAAAATGGGCGCAAGCTTGGATGGAAGCTTACGGATGCATCACTTGGATGGTGCGCCGTGTGTTCGAAAGTGAGGATGACGAAGTGAGCGCGACTGATGTTTGGGCGTATAAGACGGCATATCCGAACGACATGGAAATCAGAACGAGCAATCCCGATGCTTATCAGATGCTTTACAACGCATCGAGACAGCTAACGCGCACGGATACGGCTGGCTGGGATAACCCGCAAGGCCATGACATGTTCGGTCGAGTGCAGATCATTGAAAAGGACGTGCGCGAGATTAAGTCAGCTATCGACGGCTTGAAGGTCGGCGGCGCAACCGTGGACTACGACAAGCTGGCGAACATGATAGCTGATAAGTTCGCTGCCAGATTGAAGGATTAATGTTGTACCTGAGCATAGGCGGTTTCATTGCAGTTGTTCTAGTTATTTGGTATTTGATGACTCCGCCTTTCAAAAAATAAAAAACCATAAAAACCCGGCTAACAATAGGTCGGGTTTCTTTATAATAACCTCATGAGGAAAGGAGCAAGCATGGCTTACAATCTGAACATGTACAGCCCCTATGGTTTGCAAATGCAACCAACCCAGATGTTCCAACCGCAACCGCAATTCCAGCAACCGATCAATGGTTTGCAATTCATCAAAGATGCAAGCGTTCTCGAAACGCTTCGCATGCCTCCCGGATCGACAAGTCAGCCTTATTTCCTCGAAGACGAGAACAAGTTCATTGTCGTCACGTTCGACAATGTAGGCGGATCGACAAAGGAAACGTTCTCGTTCACCAAGGATCCCATTGAAACGAATGACAATTCGGGTGAATTTGTTACTCGTGAATACTTCGATCAGCAAATCAATAACATTATGGAGGCTATCAATGGCAAACATGCTGTTCAATCGGAACAACCAGAATAATGCTCCATTAGTCCAGCTCCAACAGATCCGTCAGCAAGGGCCTTCCAACGTCCTTTTCAACCAGATGTACCAAAACAACCCGCAGTTCAAGCAGTTCGCCGATTCCATGCGCGGTAAAACTCCCGAACAGGCTTTCCAAGAGAACGGCCTGGACTTCAACCGTTTCAAAAATCTCAAGTGGTAGATAGCAAACCCAAGCGGCCGTAGGGTTTTCTATAACATCTATTCGTAATAAGGTAGAAAGGAATCACTATGAACGATCTCAATCCTGTCGAACTCGTTCGCGCTGCAAACGACAATGATGGCTTCGGTGGTGGTAATGGTTGGTGGATCATCCTTCTGTTCCTGTTCCTCGGTTGGGGCAACAATGGTTGGGGCGGCAACAGCGGCGGCTATGGTGCCGGTTCCGTCGGCGGCAACGAGCTGTATCCGTGGATGGAACTTCAGCAGACCCTTTGCAATGGTTTCGCCAATGCTGAAACTTCTGCAACTGCTCGCCAGATGGCAATGCAGCAGCAGATGTTCGGTCTGTCCCAGCAGTTCTCCGATTGCTGCTGCGAGAACCGTCTCGGTCTTGCCAACCTTGGTGCCGATATTGCCCGCGAGGCTTGTGCTGACCGTCAGGCTATCTCTGATGGTGTCCGCGACATTCTCGCCAACCAGACCGCGAGCGTCCAACGCATCCTCGACCAGATGTGCCAGGACAAGATTGACGCGAAGAACGAGCAGATTGCCCAGCTTCGCCAGGAGATCGCGCTCAAGGATCTCGCTGCATCCCAGAACCTCCAGACTGCCCAGCTCGTCGCTGACAACGCTGCGCAGACCGCTGCCCTTGAGCAGTATCTCGCACCGGTACCCCGTCCGGCCTACGTGGTACAGAACCCGAACTGCTGCCAGCAGAACTTCGGTTGCGGTTGCGGCACGTTTTAGGAGGTTGCCATGGCTGAGTATGTGAGCTATCAGAATCCGCAGCTCGTTGCTCCGGATCAGAATGTTCTCCTTATCGACACCATTCCCTGTAACAAAGGCTACGTGGTTCATCGCAATGGTTCCGGTATCCTTACGCTCCGTGGCATCACCAACGGTTGTGCTCGTTTCGCACGTTACCAGGTTACCTTCAATGGCAACATTGCCGTTCCGCCTGATGGCACCGTCGGTGCGATTGCCACCGCGCTTACCTTGGATGGCGAGGAGCTTCAGTCCTCCCGCGCTATCGTCACGCCTGCTGCCGTCGAACAGTATTTCAACGTGACCAACACGGCTATCATCACCGTTCCGGCCGGTTGTTGCACTACGCTTGCCGTTGAAAACGTCAATGCAGGCGTCGGCGAAGATATCGATATCCAGACAATCAGCGTTGCAGACGGTAACCTGACCGTACAGCGTATCGCCTAGGAGGTGAATGAGAATGGTAGAAGAGATCTACAAGATGAAGAACGACATCCTCAAGCAGATTGAGAAGGAAATCGGCGAACGCGGTATCGAGCGTATCGACGTCAACCGTATCGGCGAGATGGTCGACATGGTGAAGGATCTGGCGGAGGCCGAGAAGTCTTGCTGGGAAGCCAGCTATTACCGTCAGGTTTCCGAAGCCATGGAAGGCTCGTCCGGCTATTCCTCCATGGGCGGCGGGCGTTCCGGCTACGGTTCGCAGCAGTCATCCATGCGCCAGGGCTACGGCTCCACCGGTTCCATGGGCCATGGTGAACTTATCGACAAGCTAGGCGAGGAGTTCCGCAACATGGATCCTAGCGAGCGCATGTCGATGAAGAATAAGGTTCTCACCATCCTTGGATCGATGTAACCTTGAAACCAGTTGCGATCAACGGCGAGGTGTGGAATGTCCTGCGGGTTAAGCCGGATAACCCGCTCCTCGTCGATCGCACCGGTTATCTTAGAATAGCCACCACGGATGCAACGACCAGATCCATTTATATTGCCGATAACATTACACCACCGTTGTTGGATATGGTCTTGCTACACGAAGTAGCCCACGCGATAACGATTTCGCATGGGCTACTTCTTCCTTTGAGGAACAGAATTCCCCTTAATTTATGGGTGCTAGTCGAGGAATGGTCTGCTGAACTTGTTGAGAAATACGGTGTCGAAGCGGTTGTCATCACATCAGAATCTCTTGGTCGGCCATTATGTGTAAACGGATATTGTATAATGGCACCTAGCTAATAAACAATAGGAGTCATCATGGCATACAGACTACATGAACCTAAACGGCATGAACCTCGGCGAACCATAGTCGATGTGGCTACGCCGGTAAAGCTTTACATGCATAACGGAACGGTAAGCAACTTCGCTTTCCCCTGCTGGTATCAGGAGCTCTATCCTCCGGTACCGGCAGTTTTGCATAACCGTGACTTGCATGACCATTTCGGTTGGCCTTCGCCAACCCGTCCGGATCGCAGTTGTCAGCTCTGGATTCCCGAAGAAGGCCATTGCATCCACGGTATGCAGGAGTGCTATCCGCATTGTCGGCATTACATCGATTTCCGGAAAGTCCGACCGATTCACCTCCTTTCGGAATACGAGGGCTATGACA